AAACTATGAAACTGAAAGGAATAGAAATTAAACCAGGAATGGTTATAGTCACTAAGAATGCAAAATATGTCGCATTTCCTACGAAAAAACCCTACCATTCCATAGCATTAGCTAACATCACAGAAGGAGGATGGACTTCTACCATACCTGAGACATCTATCGACGAAATTCGTGATCTTCTTACAGAAGGAGTGACAGATTCAGGTAAGCTACTATGGACAAAAGCATGGGAGAAAGTGGTCACTATGGATGAGATTGCTGAGAAGTTTGGCATTCCTGTTAAATACCTACGAATTAAAAAAGAATAAATCTTAGCAGAGTAACTATAAGATATGAAGATTCGATTCAACAACAAAAAGAAATACTGGTATAAACCAGGAAGAGGTTAACTAAAAGCAGTCGAATTTGCTTTACAGGCTTTCAGGCTTAAGTAAAAGACCAAGTGAACCTTAATGAGTGATGATTATTACAAAGCAGCTCAGCCAAAGCATTAAATGAGTAACGATGCTGCCAGGTGAGTTAGGTGAAATTCCTACAACAGATGATGCTATTAATTGTAATAATACAACCTGGATCATTAAGTACTTGCCCAAATCGAGAGCCATTTATACTCTCCTCAATGACTTGGTAAGAGAGGAGATTTTTACATAATTATATCTCGCGGAAATGATAAGAGGATGGATGCTTACTTGTTCTCTGATATGATTATGTTTAGACTATAGGAGTTTGATCGCTCCTATAGTCACTAACTAATATCATTAGATATATGAAAAAGCCCATTTATAGTCACTTAACTCAACTACCTGGAGGAATGGTAGTGAATAAAAGAATGTATGATTACATTCATAACTTCCTATTCATGAATCCTCAATACTCTATAGAAGAACTATTAGGGTTAGATACTTCTCCAGCCTTTGTAGTAAAGCTAAGCGATCTAAATATGAAAAGCTTCAAGGAGTTATTTCATGTTATTGTTACGCTGGATAAATAATATGTAAAAGCATGCCTAATATGTTAGAACCTATATTAGATCCTTGGTATATAAGGATTTACAAATTTATTCTTATATTCATATTCATATACATTCCTATCATAATAATGGTCTTTATTATAGTTGCAGGCTTAGCTTGCTGCATCTTATTACCTATAGTAGGAATATTATGGTTATGTGGAGTAATATAACTATGTATGGCTAAAAAATACACAGATCTTTGTGCGTTTAAAAGATTCCTGAAATCTAGAGGGATTCTTCATAACTACAAATTAGAGTTAAAGAAACAGCATCCTAATGTGAGAGATCCTTGGAGAAGGTATGTAGCTATACCTAGTAAAACTAAACCTACAGGTCTTTACAATATTATCAACAATTCTCTTATCTGGGTTAATGTAACTACTATAGATCAGTGTGATGTATTGTGTGATGCCTGGGATTCATACTGGTTAAAAACATGTGGTCCTAAGTATCTTAAGCAGTATGGATCCGTAATACCTCCCCATTTCAGACAATTAATTATACACAACGTACATGTCTAATGCTTGTCACTCTATCATTGCTACCTATATAGGTAAGAATGAACATATCTTTAAGGTAGGTCAAAGTTATTTACTGAGGGTAGAATTTCGTGGTACAGGAATGTATCCTATAAACGTAGTCTTTGACTATGCACAACATTATACTTCTGTGCCTTATAGAACTATTTTAGGCTTCTTAAAGGAGTGGAATGAGATACTTACCGTAGTAGATCCTAAACTCGTTGAAAAGAGCTCTAAAGTACTTTATATTGACACTAGTGAGGAAAATGAGCTCCCTTTCGATGAGGGGGAAGATGAGGTTCTCAAAGAATATCGTAAGCCTAAACAACCTCCTGTTGTTATGGGAGAATTGTCTAAAGCATTACTCAGAATCCCCGAAAAAACTGTATTCCCTAATGGTGCATGGGTATGCTCTAAGTGTCGTCATGTAAACATGGATCCCGCAGCTTTCAGATGTGAAGAATGTGGAACAGGAAAAATCTCTTTCAATGAGTAGAGTATTATTTGCAGCAGATATGCACTTCGGGCATGATCGTTTAGCTATAAATAGAAGGGGAATGGATCCTACATATCATAATGAGTTAATTATTGACAACTGGAATAAAGCTGTTTCTAAGAAAGACTTAGTGATTATGGTAGGAGACTTAACCTTTGAAGCACCTGAGCTTATTCCTGTATATCTTAGTAGACTACATGGTAATAAGATTCTTGTAGCTGGCAATCATGACAATGCAGAATGCTGTGATATGGCTCGTAAACTTGGGATACGAGTATATGGTTGCATGAAATACAAAGGCTTCTTTGTAACTCATATACCTATTCATCCTATGGAGTTTAGCTTCTCTCCTAAGATTCGTGGAAATATACACGGTCATATTCATGATAGAGTTATCATGGATCCGAGATATTTTAATGTATCTATGGACAGGATAGATTTTACTCCTATACTCTTTGATGACATAGAACAAGCAATTATTTTAGCCAAATCAAATCTCATTTAAAATGTCAGAAATTTACTGGATTTCTCGATTAGACTACATTTGTAATCTATTCATTGCGCTCTCCATAATCTTTGGAGTAATAGTAGTTACAGGAGGATTTGTTCTTACAATTGTGGATAAGTCAGAGGAGGATTATCCTGCTATTCTCAAGATAGTAAAGAAGTCACTTCTGATATTTAGCTGCTCTATACTTGTAACTATATTTCTTCCTGATACAAAGCAAGCCTACATGATTTGGGGACTTGGAGGAACTATTGACTATATCAGAAGCAATGAAACTATTCAAAAGCTCCCGGACAAAACTGTCCAATGCTTGGATAAGTTCATTGATGAATGTCTCAAAGAAGAATCATCTCCTACTGAATAATACTATGAGTCTCGTGGGAAAATTTTTTAAGCTCCCTGAAAATCGTCAGAGAGCTCATGACGAGTATTTTAAAGTTGAACGTGAGAATTTCGGCATCCTTGTATGTACGATGTTAGTTCCTAACAGACCTCACCACAAGAGGACGAATCTCACGTGTGATCCTTCAGAGTTTGACAATGCTGAAGAGATCACAGCTGAAGAATATCTCGAAGCAGCTAAAAAAGCTATATAACTTAGGATGCGGTGTGGTGTAACTGGTAACACACATCACTTTGGATGATGCATTTCAGGTTCGAATCCTGACATCGCAACAATTATTAACTTAAAAATATTGTTATTATGATTAAGAACCGTCAAAAATGGGACGAAAAGCGTTGTATTAAGATTATTAAAGTAGTTAGCCAATTTCCTGATAATCTCAGGGCGGGATTTGAAGAATGTGCTAAAAAGTTTGGAGGATCTGCTAACTATTACAAAATAGCCTGGTACCATCCTCACTCTAAACTTTGTAAGTTCAGAAAAAATTCTAACAGCCTGATTTGTACGTCTCTATCAACAACAAGCCTGAATTACAAGAATTCTCCTCGGGTTAACGGAGAGTTTCGGCCCGAGAGAGCTGAACGAGTAGTACCCGCTACAGCCGAATTCTTTAAAGGATGGTGGTCTAGCTGTACTAAGATCTTTCAGTAATGATCCCTAAGAAAATTTTAGTAGACCTTACAGAGTTTGAGCTAACGATACTAATTTGGTGCTTAGAAGACTCTGGAAGAGCCTACTTTGATGAAGCTGATTCCCTTCAGACAAGGTTAAGAAATCTTCGAGGAGCTTTGGCTAAACAGCCTCCCTTAGAAGAACCTAAATAACTAAAGTGTTGCAGTGGACAAGAGGTCTAAGTCACCTCCCCTTCAAGGAGGAGATCGTGGGTTCAAATCCCACCTGCAATACTATAATTATTTACAATTATGATAATTACACGCAAAATTGGAGAGGTTTTTAAAATAACCAATCCTCACTATCCTTATAATGTAGTAACCCTCAAGATTGTGAAACAAGCTGGGTGTAGAGGATGTTTTTTTAATGATATTGATACTTACGCCAATACCAGTATTAGATGCAACAAGCCTATAATCGATACAGGTTTTTGCAGCAAATCCTGTAGGAGCGGTAACACCTCGATTAAGTATGTACAAGTTGCAGGCGAGGTAAGTACTCCTGTACAACCCAAATGCACATTTTGTGATAATTTAGTAGCACTAAACTACAGCCTAGATAAAGATGCCTCAGCTATCATTCCTGTACAGGGAAGTATTCTCCGCATTTATAAAGAGTTCAAATTCAAATACTGTCCTGTATGCGGGAAAGAGTTAAAGTAGTTCCATTCGTGGAGCATAAAATAGGTGAAGTCTTCACCTGTAATGTACGAGGTACTCCTAAGCAAGTTGTTACATATCCTGCACAAAAAAGTACTGTATGTACAGGATGTATATTCCAAAACTCTGGAAGGATTCTTTGTATGACAGAGAATAAGATTATAGGACCTTGTGATTCTACAGACCGAACTGATCAGAAAGATGTTATCTTTAAAGAGGTAATTCCAGATCAATTCGAGCTTATGAGGACTATCATTTGTAGACTCGCACTGGAATGGGTAAAAGCTCATCCTGGAAGGGGCAAATTTTATCAGGGAGTATACATAATAACAAAGAATCTCTATCCTATAGAGATGAGTATTATTAGAAACTCCCCCGCTAATATCCTCAAAAACAAGGACAATCTTACTCCCTTCTGGGATAAATTACGTGAACTAATTAATAAGAGAATGAAGCCTATCACTGTCAAAGACATGATTGAGTATCTGGGGACATTGCCTCCAGATTACGAGCTCCATTGTTTCAACGATGGAGAACCTATTAGAGTTAAAGACTCTACTACTGACCACGAGAAGAAGATCGTGGAGCTCCAGTTTGAATAGGCAAAGGATGCTAGTGTAGCTCAATGGTAGAGCAGCTGTTTTGTAAGCAGCAGGTTGGGGGTTCAAGTCCCTTCACTAGCTCTAAACATCCGTATGATGCGAATTATACCTAAAATTGTAGGAGTAATCCTATTTTGTGGGTGTATTACAAAGCCCACAAACGTTCTCAATAAGGGTAGTACTAATGAGTGTGTAGACACCTTAGTGCCTAAGTTTGAGATGCCACAAGAGCCTTCAGTGAATGCTGTAAGGCAAGCTTGTGAGTACTATAATCTTTTACATCCAGAGATTGTAGTAGCTCAGTCTATATTAGAAACTGGTTATTATAACTCTAAAGTCTGCAAGGATTACAACAATATACTTGGACTTTATGACTCATACAATAAGGACTATTTCAAGTTCGATAATTGGTGGGCGTCGGTAGAAGGTTATAAGAACAAGGTTCAGTATAAGCTGGGTAAAGATTTATGTACTGTAGAAGAATATTATACCTTTCTAAGGGAGTTGCCATATGCGATGGACCCTCACTATATTAGAAAGATTAAGACTATTGTTCAACGACATGAAAATCAGGATGCATTTTAACTTTACAGCTATGAGATGGTTAATTCATTACTTTCGCCAAGCATTCTGCAATCACTCCTTTGTACAAGTTCAGACTGTAGAATATAAGGACAAATCGGGATTCGTAGTCAAAGAGCATGATAATTATATCTGCACTAAATGTCTATGGGTTCGTCATGTAAAGATAAAGTAATGGCTCCATTAATAGTATTCTTAGGATGTGCTTTCCTATGGGGACTAGGAGCTATTGTTGCCATATACGACGGATCCCCTTCTCCAAAAAAATTGGATAAGTGGTTTCACAAAGCCCCGAATCACCTTAGAGAAAGAGCTACTGGGATTTATAGAGGACGGTATAACCCTGCTAATGATTACGAAGAGTTTCATTATGTGACACTTATTAAGTGGTACACAATGTCTCCACGTGATAGGCTTTTAGGGTATGAAAAAGCTACCAAGAAGTCTTCAAAATCTCAGTATACTCCAGTTCGCAGGAACGAATTCAACTCATACGGGAGTGAATAACTGCTAAATGAATAAATTACAAGCAACTCTAGCAGAATTCCGAGGAAAACTGCTAATCCCCCTCAACTATCAGACGTATAATTCATCGCGTGTTGAGATGGTACCCCCCGAAGGGTACATGTATATTGTAGTCCTAGTGACCAAAGACAATGTGCAGATCCCTGCTGTACAGTTTAGTATCTCTAAGAAAGATATTATTCCGCACATCTCGGACAAAGACTCTCGAACCCAGCTGGTTATATTCCTCGCAAGGTTCATTCAAAGCATTCCTGAACTTCTTAAACTATGCAAGCTTCATCGCCTAGGCTATGATGCTAGCAAGTATGAGAAACAGCGGCCTATTAACACTAGTCCGTGGGTTGAGCGTAAACGAGAGGAAGCGTTTATCATCAAAGTTCTCAAGAAGAAGAAGGATTGGAAGCACCTCAGAGAGTATTTCAATGAGCTTAGTGCTAAACGAATGAAATTTAAGAGGAAGTAATCATGCAAGTTATTATTACAGTAAATCTACCTGTAGCATATAACTCGGGTAAAGAGGGTAAAGCATGTTATCGTAAGACAATAGTCAAAGATGATGTGCTTCAGTATCAGATGTATCGGCCTGTTGATGATCGTCCTGCATGGATCTTCGACCCGAAAGTCTGGAAGAGAATGAATCCTCAGGATAAGTTAAGAGCCTTTGTAGAAACCTTTAACCTAGGATGGGGAGTAAGTTATGAATGTGTTGAGTGACAAGAGATGAACTCCAACAACAAGTCGCCGGATGGATAGAAGAATATAATCGTATTATGCTAGCATGGCCTACATCTGTAGGTAAATCTAGAGGTTTCATAACCATACAAGCACGGTTAGGGACTCCTAAAACTTATATAGTGGTTAGTGAGAGAAACCATATTGAGAATTGGGAGGAGGAATACCGTAAAGCTGGTCGTGAAGATCTACTAGCAAATACGACAATATTCTGCTATGCATCCCTCAAAAATTACGTAGATACAACAGTAGATCTTTTAGGTCTAGATGAAGTGCATCACAGTTCTGAGCTGCGAATAAGCTTCCTAAAGACTATTAAGAGTTCGAAGATAGTAGCTATGTCTGCAACAACAAATTTCGACGTCTCATATACTCTGAGAGCAGCATTTGGAGCCTTTAAAGAAAGTGCTATATCCCTAGCGTATGCTATAGAGCAGGGATGGATTCAAAAGCCTCAAATTGTCTTGGTGCCGTTAACACTAAGGAATGATGAGAGGACAGAGGTTTATTCCTACATGAGAAAGCCAATTAAAAGGACATTAACCTGCTTATATCCTGATAGATTTAAGTTTATTAAGTTAGCTAATACTAAACTAGACGTCATGTGTACCGAGTATGAGAAGTACCTTATATATGATGAGAAAGTAAAGTATTTTACGAGGGTATGGCAAGAACATCCCACGGATACTATGATAAACTTTAGGCTTAAAAGAGCCGGTCTTGAAAGAAAGCAGTATTTGTCCTCGTTAAAGACTCAGTATATCAAAGATTTCCTAGCTCAGAAAGAGCTTAAGGGAAGGAGGTACATCTGTTTCTGTGGTAGTATCGAACAAGCAGAGGAACTTAGTGATAACGTTATACACTCTAAGGTTAGTCATCCAGAAAAAGTCTTAGCCAAATTTAAAGAAGGTAAAGTCAATAAATTATTTGCTGTAAATATGCTTAAGGAAGGTGTAAACATTCCTAACATACATGCATGTATAATAACTCAGTTAGACAGTAAGGAAAGAGACTTTGTTCAGAAGGCTGGTAGAGCGTTACGTAACCCTGATGATCCAATGGTGTTCGTGTTCTTTTTCAGAGATACACGAGACGAGGAATATTTGAAAGTTGCATTAAAGAATTTAGATGATAAGTACATTCAATGGATATAGTTATTAAGGAGAAAGCTTATGAAAAGCAGGGCTTATCCTTCAACCAAATCTGCTACTTATTATCTCTAAGGAATAGGATTACCAAAAGTGAGTTTCAGGAACTCTTAGATCAGCGGCATATCTTCATTAAGGATCATATGATTCAACTTAATGGTAAGGGGTATAATGCTGTTACAGAGACTTTAAGACTTTCTAATATCGTAACTACCGAGGAAGAGGATCTTAAGCTATTAGCTAAGCAAATGGCTGAGATATTTCCTGCTGGTAAGAAGATTGGTACTAACAAGTACTGGAGAGGTAATTCTGCTCTTGTAGTAAAGAAACTAAATAGTTTCTTGAAGAGATATGGTAAGTTTCCATCGGAAACTATCCTAGAGGCTACAGATGCCTATGTCAAAAGTTTTGGAATTGATACTTCCCTGATGCGAATTCTACCATATTTCATTGAGAAAGATGGCGAATCTGATCTGTTAACTACTATCGAGAATCTTGAAAATAGTGGTGATGATGGAACAGCATTTGCTGAAACTATTCTTTAATGAGCATATTTGATAGAGTATTTCAGGACTTAATACAGCGTAAGGAAAGGATCTCTAAAGGTCTCCTAAACTGTATACCATGTCCATTTCCAAGATTTAGAGAAGTATTTCCTGGTATTGAACAAGGCAAGTTCTTGTTATTTTCAGCAAATAGTAAGATTGGGAAAACTCAGATAGCAGATAGTATGTGTTTATATGAACCACTATTTTATGCTATAGAACATAATAATATTCACGTTCGTTGGCATTATTTTAGCTGGGAGATGTCTGCAGAACAAAAGTATAGGCAATTCATTTGTCATCTTTTATACAGATTATCTGATGGTAATATTCATATAGATACTAAACAATTACGTTCTGTAGATATAAATAAACCACTGCCTGACGAAGTTTTACAATTATTACAAGAAGATAAATACCAAAAATATATTCGATATTTTGAGGAACATGTAACGATTATTGATGATATTCGAAATCCGACTGGAATAAAAATTTACCTTGAAGAATATGCTGAGAAAAATGGTAAAATCCATTTTACTACCAAAACATTTTATGATAATCAAGGTGCAGAAAAATTTTCACGTAAGATTTTCGATTATTATGAACCAGATGATCCAGAACTTTATAATATAGTAATCTTTGATCATATATCTCTTATTTCTTTAGAAAAAGGATTAAATCTTAGAGATACTATAGAAATGTTCTCAAATAAACATCTTGTATATTTACGAAATAGATTTAATTATACTTTCGTAGTTATTCAACAGCAAGCTGCGTCTCAAGAATCCAACGAGAATTTTAAGATGGATAAATTAAGACCTACTGCTGATGGATTAGGAGATTGTAAGACAACATTCAGAGATGCCGATCTATTCTTTGGATTATATTCTCCTTATAGATATAAGATAGCAGATTATCTAGGTTATGACATCAAATTCTTTAAGGACAATATAAGATTCTTAGAGCTTATTGGTGGACGTGAGGGTGGAGGAGGAAATGTTTGTCCTCTCTACTTTGATGGTGCAGTAAACTTCTTTAAAGAACTTCCTCTTCCAAAGGATGAGAAAGGTTTAGCAAGAGTATACTCACTATTAAGGTCCCTCAGAGGTGGCGGAGCTTTGGTTGCAACAACTCTTAGCTCTCTTCATTCCAAATTTAAACTTTATGGCAAAAGTAGTAGGAATTTTTGGCTTTTCTGGAGACGGAAAGACTACTAGTACCATTATTAACCCTGATGGTTCTATAGACTTATCTCCTGAAGGTTACAAAGGAATCGATCCTAAGAGTCACGGTATTCTTAATATCGATCAAAAAGCACTCCCCTTCCCTGCATCATTAACAAAACAATGGTGTAGCGCGAATAAGAACTATAGAGAGACTTGTGATATTGACACAATCATTAAGACTCTTAAAGCATGGGCACAAGATCCCAATATTAAATCTTGTAGTGTTGACACTATAAATAGTTACATCACATTTAAGGAAATGCTAGACCGTCGTAAGATGAGTTTTGATGCATGGAGAGACATGGCAATTGATGTTGTAGATCTTATCAATACAGCAAATGTTATTCTACGTGATGACCAGATATGTTATATTATGGGCCATGTAGAGTTAATAACTGATATTGATGGAGTAGATCGCAAAGCACTTGCTACATCAGGTAAAAAGCTAAAGAAGATTTTTCCTGAGTCAATGCTCCCTATAGTATTATTTACTCGTATAGAACCTGGTCTTGAAGGAGATAACAAATACTACTTCGAGACTAAGGCAAATCACAGTTCTGGTAAAACTCCTCTCGGAATGTTTAAGGATTTCTTAATCCCTAACTCTCTGAAGTTGGTAGATCAAACGATCCGTGAATATTATGACATGAAGTAGTATGGTTAACATTCAGAAGATGCTTGAAAATTCCAAGAAACCTTATCTTACAAAGTTAGGGTCTCTGGAGAAGAAAAAGGCTGCATTCCTTGAAAAGATTGATTCTGAGATAAGAAGTGTTACAGCTAAACTTGAATCTATAGATAGCGCAATTGAGGCTTTGAATGGCCCGCTCGCTCCTAAGATTGAAGAAGCTCCTATAGAGCAAGGTATGGACCAAGAAATTGATCCTTTCGAAATTAAAGTAGATGACAATGAATAAGAATGAACTTGTATTAATGGCTATTGCCACAGGTAAACCTGTAACTGAGGGTAACTCGTTTCCCGTATATACCGGTGTAGTGCCGATGAAGATTATTGCTATCAACCCTAACAAGAAGGAGTTGGAAGCAATCTATGGACGTCCTTTTGAGAATGATCCTGAGTATATAGGAGTAGATCCTAAGACAGGTATTAAGCGTCTGCGTATAGATTTTATTGGTAAGACTGTTCCTGAGAAGTGTAACGGAGTTGAGATGATTACTCGCATCACTACTTGGCTGAATGATGCAGTTCAGTATAATGCTGATAAGACTAAGGTTAAGGTTATCAATCCTTATGGTCAAACTGCATGGCTTACCAAAGAGGAGTTTAAGGAGAAACGTCTCCCTGATGGAATCCCTGCGTCACTCTTCCTCATGGAAGATCCACGTCCGTGTCTCATTGGAGAAGAACGGCTGATGAGAATCATCCAAGCTTCTGTAAACATTCCTCGTGTCGTAGCAGACTTCGCCACTGGTGAGCTCATTAAGAACAAGGCTGATGCTAGCTGTCGCTTTGATACTATCAAAGATATGGTTGGCAAGGGCAATATTGCAGAGCTTAAGAGTACCATTCCTGCAATGAAGCTTTTCAAAATGGGAGCTGGTGCTAGAACTACTGATGATAACCGTATCTATCAAGACTGGTTCTTGGATTACCCCATGAAGGGCGGTGTCAATGATATGAAATATTATGATGCTGCTCTGAAGAGAGCTAAATCCAATGGTGGGTATGCTAATACCAACTTTGGAGAAATGCCCTATGAGGTACAAGAGTATGTGGTTAAGCCTACGAATTTGAAAGCCGCAGTAGCAGACATTCCTGTTGCTGTAGGTATGGATGAAGATATAGAAGCTGACTGGTAATGGCAATTGCGAGAGGGAAAGTAGTTGATGTTAAGGAGGAAGTCTTGTCTAAGGTTTCTGAGGAAGACATAATGTACTTTTATCTCGGAATAGTTCACTTACCTACTGTAATCTGTAGTCCCTTGCGGAAGGATACAAACCCTTCCCTGGGACTACATTACAATAATAAGGGACACATTTGCTTCAGAGATTTCGCTACAGGTGAAAGAGGATCCTTATATTATCTCCTAATGAAGATGTATAGTATATCTTATAAGGAGTTATTTGAGAATATCCTTGCTAACCTTATAGAGTTCCCTGAATCCACAGCAAATGTCCTACCAGTATCTTCTAGCTCAACTCATCGGAAAAGCCCAAGGAAGAGCCCTATTGTGGACATTCAGGTTGCAATAAGACCATGGAGATCTTGGGATAGGGAATATTGGAGTTCTTATGGAATAACCAAGAAATTCCTTAAATTCGGAAAGGTCTTCCCTATAAGTCACATCTTTCTTATAAGAGAGGATGAGTCTTGTATAACCATACCAGCAGATAAGTACGCTTATGCCTATATTGAAGAGAAGGATAATAAGATCTCTATAAAGACTTACCAACCTTTTAGTAAGGATTATAAGTGGATAAATAAACATACTGCTGACGTATGGGATTTATGGCAGCAATTACCGTTAACTGGAGATTATCTCATTATTACTAGCTCCAGAAAGGATGCTATGTGTATATGGTGTAATACAGGAATCCCTGCCTGTAGTCTCCAAGCGGAATCATATCTCCCAAAAGAAAGTGTTATTAATGAGTTGAAAGGTAGATTTAAAAATATCTTTATACTCTACGATAATGATTTTGGAAAACCTGTAAATCATGGTAGGGAGTATGGAAAAATACTTGCTGATGCGTTTGGACTACCCCAAATTGAGCTGCCTGAAAAGCTTGGAGCTAAAGATAGCTCTGATCTATATCAGCTGCATGGTAGAGAAGTCTTAAGGGAAACGATATTTAAATTAATTAACTATAAACAAGATCAAACTTGCCCATTTTGATAATCCGAAATGGACATACAACCAGCTCTGCGAGTATGCCAGTAAGTATAGGCTTACTCTTAAACGCAGAATCAAATTGGAAAGCAGCACTTGCTAATACATCGGTATCTTCTCATTCAGAGATTAACGGAAGTGCAAGCTTTCCTTTATAAGTAACAAATTCACGTAGGTACTATTCCTATGTTCTACTTAAAAATTCGTTCTAAAAATCACACCGCGAATGGTCTTCGTCGGGTGATCCGGAGTCCTAAAAGAGCCGTATTACGACTTGGAAGTACAACTCCTCTTGAGGATATTTTCCCTAATTTACGTCGTGGAACAGAAGTTAAAGAAATTAACTCTGTAGACGCATGTAAAGTATCAGGGAACAAAACCTTAATGAAACAAGCCTTTGATGAGGCACAAGTAATTTCCGCTGAGTGGGCACCAGTGAGTGCAGAGTGGGAAAAATTCCCTGCAATCATTAAGCATAATCACTCCAGCAAGGGGAATGGTATCTACTACATCGAGAATGCTGAAGCATTACAGGCTTGGCTGCGAGAACACAACGCAGCTAACCATGTAATTGAGAAATACTACACGTATAATCGTGAGTATCGACTTCATGTAACTAAAGATGGTTATTTCTATACTTGTCGAAAAATGCTTCGTAGAAACGCCGAAGAACGTTGGCATCGTCATGATAACAACAGCGTTTGGATCGTTGAAGAAAATCCTGCTTTCGATAAGCCTACGAACTGGGATAATATCGTTGCTGAGTGTGTAAAAGCTCTCAACGCTGTAGGTCTTGATATTGCTGCTATTGACATCAAAGTTCAATCAGCGAAAGAAGGACAAGACCCTAAATTTATCATCCTGGAGACTAATAGTGCTCCATCCCTTGGAGAAAGAACTACTGTAGAGTATATTAACAAATTGACTCAGATTGTAAATGAATAGGCTTATAATCACTAATCTTAGCCTACTCTGTGAAGCAGAGATTGCTGTAAGATTCATAAGAGCTAACAATGAGCCTAGCTTTATTTTTGGATATAGCCTTCACAACAAACCTTGTTTTGGAGACTATTTCAGAGGTGTCCCTAATCAGGATAATAGATCCAAAACTCTTGTGGATATTAGTGTAGACATCTTTCAATTTATTGATAAAGATATACTTGCTAAATACCATGAGAATAACTATTGTTCTCTGAAGCCTGAACAGCTGAGTAAGTATCATCGTGAGCTTGAATTCGTATTCTCTAAGTTCTCTAACGAAGAGGAAACAGGAGTTAAGATTTCTGTAGAAGAAACTACTCGTAAGTATGACCAGGATAACGAGATACAACCTCGAAATATTCCTGCTATTAAGATTCATATCGAGGCTCAGAAGATGAAAGCATATCAGCTGTTGTGCTTGATGACACTCATCCGGTGCTCTTCTGAATATCCTAACGCTTTACTGCTGAGAGAATGTTTCAATCTCCAGGAGCATGGACTTTTCAAAGAATTCTCCATTATGAGCCTCTTTGCATTGCTCCAGAATCGTATGCAGTATGCTTATGACCAAGGTCCTATTTCGTGGATACCTGATAACCGTGAGAAGTTCTATAAGCCTTCGTGCTTGGAATTCTTACAAGCCAGGATGACTCCTGACTCTGTTGGCTATGAGCAAACTGGACGTAAGGTTCAGAATTTCTATGAGGTATAGATCGGAAGAGCGTCGTGTAGGGAAAGA